TCTGGGGTAGGACCGCCGAGATCTTCGTAAGTGCCTTGGCCTGGTGTTGAAACACCGGAAGCATTGCTTCCTGCCTTTGGCATCGATTCAGCTGCAGCAGCGCCTTTGGTTACTACGTTTTCCATTTCTTGTAAATTGCTACCAACGGACATTTGTTTTGTTAGATTTATTTTAATATAATCTATATTTATTTATAAATCAAAGATTTGAGAGGAAATCACTCCATAACTGGAGTTTGTGCTCTTCAAGTCTTCTTTGATCGACAAGAGTGTTAATTCTCTTTTGTGTCTTTTCAGCGAGTTGTTCACGAAGGATTCCTCCTTCCCAAACCCACTCCTTTCCTTCCATGATTCCCTGAACAAAAGCATCGGGTGCGGAAGGATCGGCAACGATATCAGCAGCAGTTGCTAACATGAAATCTTCACCGACAACTTTGTGACCCTCATTTGTGGTTCTCAGTGAACCAACACCACGAGAAGAAACACCAAGCATTACACCTTCATCAAGAAGTGAAGATGCAATCTTACCCATGGGGGTATTCAGGATTTGTGCTTTACCCTTGAAGTTACTTCCCTCTCTAACAAGAGAAGTAATCTTGTGAGAAACCCTATCAAGGTTTACGGTTGGACCATCAGGATGTCCAAGTTCTCCAAGAGCACGTCCTTTTTGGACGAATGTTTCATTGTATCTTTGTACTTCACGAGAAAGAGTTTCCATTGGATACATTCTTCCATTGCGATTTTTGATGTCGCCCTGGAGGAAAACACCTTCAATGTATAATTTCTTACTGGAGCCTTTGCCTTCAGTAATAATTTTTACGTTTGAAATTTCTTCTGTGATAAGTTTCATTTGTTTAACCTGTAAATCCTACTTTTGTTCCTAATACATCAGTGCCAGATGATACATGAACAGTGTGTGTTGGTTGCTTTTCCAAAAACTCTGTCGTGTTTGCCAACATTGTAAATGTTCCAATGGTTGGACCAGCATTAGTTTCGGAAACAGTAATTACAAAATCGGAGGTACTTGGATTAGCAAGACGAACAACCGTTGCCTCACCAAAACTCGAACCAGCTCCAACAGTATTGGGGACTTGTATTTCAGTCCCTTTCAGCAATATTCTGTACATTATTCTTGTTCCTCGGATGATTGATTATCACCAAACATCGATACTCCTACTGTTGGACGAACGGCATCAATTCTCTGTGCCGCTCTTGCATAAAGAGCATCCTTAACTTTGTCGCTAATTTCTGATGCAGAAGCATCAGAACCGATCAAATTTACAATTTCTTCCATGAAGTTTTAATAATATCTATATTCTCTATTTATATTTCCCCACCTTTGGGTTCTTTTACTTGAGTAATATCTGCTTGTGCATCAAGATTTGGTTCCATCGGAACATCGCCCATCATTCCCATCTCTCCACCGTCTTGAGGTAGTGGTTCACCAGTAATTGGATCTACAGAACTGGGATCTGGAATAATCCCATCCTTGATTTCCTGTTCAATCTGCTCATCCATCTCAATCATTTCAGCATCAGTTTGACGAAGAACCTTTCTACGAACCCATTCAGTTGAATAGTATTTGCCGATATAAGGTTCAATGGATGCAAGAACACCAAGACGCTCATTGAGCATTTCAGTTTCTTTGAGTTCTGCAAACTGATTATCATATAAGAAATCATATTGAATGTGATCTGCCAATGTTTCCCAATCTTCTGGAGTGACAATGTTCTTGAGAATCAATTGCGTTTTCAACATGTCATTAAACATTTGAGCAAATCTTTTTCTCAAACGTCCAACAAACTTGGCAAACTTAAGTTCATCTCTTAAGATTTCTGATGAACGTCCAAGATTGAAACCGCCGTCGGCAGCAATTCTTGATTCTGGAACACCAAGTGCTCTGTAAAGTTTCTTTTGGAAATACTCAATGTCGGCAAGTTCGCCAAGATTCTGTCCACCTGGAAGAGTGGAGATTTCAGTTCCTCTACCACCCTCTCTTCTTGGAAGCCAGAAGTCTTCCAACATGCTCATGAACTTTTTGTCATCACGAACTTCACCAGTATTAGCATCATAAACCAACTTGTTACGATAACGCATCATAACATCACGAAGATATTGTTCCGCCTTTACCTTGGGAAGATTGCCGACATCGATGTAGAAAATTCTACGCTCAGGTGCTCTTGACAGACGATAGATAACAAGAGAATCCTCAATCATTCTCAGTTGATTGAGTGCCTTGATTGCTTTATGGAGATATGAAAGAACCGTTCCTTTGTTTCTATCAACTAATCCTGAAGTGCAATATGTGATTGCATCCTTTGAAATCTTTGTTCCTTTTGTTCCACCACCACCAGAATAAACGCCCGTTGGATAGTTGGGCTTTGGCGTGTATACAAAATACTCCTCAATTTCTGGAGCAATGCTGTTATTTTCATTATCACGTCCAGTGATTGATGGATTAATCAAAGCACTGTTTTTGTCCTTTTTCTTTTCCTGGCGGACAAACCGCATCTTCATCGGATCAATATACCTCAGTTCTTTGATTCCTTCCTGAGGTTTTTTGAGATCGATTACTTTATGATAATATAATCTACCATCAACATACCAGTTTCTAAAAATTTCGTGCGACTTTCTATCAAAGTCGAGAAGTTCTTTAATATATTTAAATTCTTGTCTGATTACTTTTTTTAACTTATCAGTCGCATTAAGATTTGACAACTCAATTTCGATTGGTGAATCGTAGAGATCACTTACGATTGCTTCGTTAACAACATCTTCAATGGCACCATCACATTCTGGATGAAGTGCCATTTCACGATATCTTTTAAGCAAATCAAATTCGGTTCTGTAAACACCTTCGATGTCTACATATGAACCATAAAATCCACTGGCAATATAGTTATCAACCCCGTCCTCATTATTTTGAGGAACGGGGGAAACTATACTCTTGGATTTTTTTTCTGAATCCTCAATTGAAAAACCAAAAAGTTTTGCCATTATAATCTGAACTTGACTGTTATTTTACTATTTAGGCGATGTCCTCACCGCCAGCGCTAGGAGAAGTTCCTCTAGATGCTTCCCACCACTGAACCTGAAGTTCTACAGTGAACTCTTCAATGGTGTCAGTTGTTTCATAACTCAAGTCAATTGTTGAGATATTAGTTGGGAATACATCATAGAAGTGATAAGATCTGAGAATTCCTCCGTCACGGGCAAGTTGATAAACATATGCATCTGCCTGATATGCTTCTGGATCTGTTAATCCAGTGCCATCATTCATCTTGTTGATGGTGTTCATCCACTTCTCGAATGCCGAGCGAATGGAGAAATCAACATCGTTGATGACGGTGATTGTCCAGGTTTCGAATGTTCTGTCACCAGCGATCTTAAGAATACGACCTCTGAATGGAACATCGATTGGAGCAACAGTTGATGCAGGCAGTGCCGCTGCCTTTACAAGAAATCTTGCTTTTTGGAGAGTGTCATTATCGACACCAACGGCACCAGGGAATGCTAACTCAACTTCAAATAGATTGGGTCTTGCACCACCACCAGATAACTTACTTTTGAAATCGGTGATTTTTCTGAGTGGAATGTTGTTTTGTTGTTGACGAGTTGCCATAGTTCGTTAAACCTCTAATTAAACGTTACCGATAACTTCTTCAAAAGAAACGCCAGTTCTGGTGGCAACAAACGTAAGACCAATGAAGTTGATTGATCTTGCGGGTTTAATAAAGATGTCAGCGACAAACTCATTGTTGTCGATAACAGCAGCAGTATTGTTTGTTTCGTCACAAACAACGACGTAATCAAAGATTCCACGCTTTGCCTGAACATCGCGGAGGAATGGTTCGACGATGTTTACAAAGTTTGTTCTTGTAATTTCATCGTTGAACTCAAAGAGTTGATCTTTAGCTGCTGCAGAAATCGCATCTTCAAGATAGATGAAGAGGCGACGAACGTTGATTCTATCAAATGCGGAAGACTTACCATATCCAGTCTTATCACCAAAGAGAATGATTCCAGCACCAGGTGAAAGGATAACTGGGTTGATTCTATTAGAATAGAGTCTGTCTCTTTGTGCCTTGCCTGGGTTATATGCAAGTTTTACGGCATTAAGAATTCCACCTCTTGCTGTTCCTGCTGGTGAGAACCATGGGAACTGATTGATGTCATTTCTGGCACAAAGTCCAGCCATGTCACCATTCAGAGGAACATATCTGAAGGTGTTTGCAAATCTATCAAACATGTACTTATATCCACTGTCGAAGATTCCGTATGTGGATGAAGTAACAGGAGCATAGAAACTCAATACATTGTCAGTAATGTCGGCATCAGAGTTAATATTGACTGCCGCCTGATCTGTAGTATCAGTAATCGCTGCACCTCTGTAAGGTGAGATGAATGCGAGTGCGTCTTGTCTTGCTTCGGCAACTGCAATCAACTTGTTTGCAAGTGCTTGAGCATCGGACTTAGCATAATTTGCCGAACCCATTATGAGGAAATCTACTTCATAGTTTTCCTTATTTTCGAACAGTGTATATCCAGATACAAGTCCGCTTAACCCTGCACTCAGTGCTCCAGATGCTGACAAATCGGTTGAACCATCATAGTTTTCGCCACCAGAGAGGGTAAGGTTTTGATTTCCTGTGGCAGCAAATGTGATTCCTTGTGCATCCTGATCCCAACCTACATCGCTCTCAAGATCGAAGTTCGCACTATATCCAGTGGTAACAATTCCTGCAGGAGAAGAACCACCAAAGACATACTCGGAAGCATTCAGAAGATACTTTCTCCAGTAAGATGGTGAACCAAGTGAGAATTCTGCATCTTTTGCCTTGGAGAGAGAAAGATTCTTCTCAAGGATTGTTCCTGCATTTCCAGTGATTTTTCCATCACCATCAAGTACAACAACGTGAACCTCGTCAAATCTTGAATCTCTTGCTGCAGCATACTCTGAAGTTCCAGGACGATCTGCAAGAGTGTTCCACTTAACAGTTGTTCCTGAAGCAAGGGTAATTTCTTGCTGATCGAACCAGTCTGCTTGTGCAGTTATTGCGGTGGTTGCATAGGCGGTGTTTTGTCCATTTGTGTGGATGGCAACACTACCAGTTCCTGAGAAGGCATAAACGCCACCAGGTTGATAATCAACCTCAGTTACAGTTCCACCAGCAGAAACATGGGCAAGAACTTTAACGTATGCTTCTGTTGCAGTTACTTGAGTTACAACTCCTTTCAAGTGTCCATCAAGAACACTGGTTGTTCCTGCTCCAGGAAGAGTTGCAGAAATCGCTTGGGTGACACCGTATCCAACTAATACTGTGGAACCTCCGTCTGGTGTCTGGTCGAAAGTCAGAATTTGATCTGCCTTTGAGTCAATAATTCCAACTCTTAATCCATTGCCCCAAGAACCTGGGTTTCTAGCAGCAACGGTTACATTGGTGATTGTGTTCTCGTCATATCCAAGTTGCTCATAATGTTCGTCACTCTTGATTTTGACAGATGCCGCAGAACCAGAGAAAGCATTTGCTAAATCGGTGTCGTCAGCTCTGACAACTCTGAGTGAACCACCATATGCAAGATATGATGATGCAACGAGCCAGTGCTCATAGTGCTTATCTGTCGAATATGGCTTACCAAAGGTATCCAGTAAGTCCTTTTCGCTTTCAACTAAAGTAGGAAGTTCTACTGG